GAATCTCTGCTACTTTCTCGTCTGATTCATTGTTCATGCCATGCACTTTAATGCGTGGGCGTTGCTGTCTTTGCTGGTTACAGATTTGACGGATATAAGCGTCAACTTTATTGATAGTCAAACAAGGTCTAGCTTCTAAAACACGGCTATTTTGCACATCTACAGGCCATTGATCGCCTGCTGCAAATCTTACGTCATCCAACGCTTCTGCACGATTGTTGCTATCCGAATCATTACAAAGTCTTAAAAAGTCCTTTGCTTCTTGGATTCTGCCATCTGATTGGGAGTCTGCAACGCTATCGTATGCCATAGATATTCCTTAATTATCGGCTAATTTTAAGCCAAGTGTAGTATTTGCACAACATATTCTAGCCCATCCAGCTTGACGGAAGTTGATAAGTACCCTTCTGTTTAGGTGCTTTTCTAGGCTCATTTACCATTAAACCGATATATCGGAAAGCATCTGCCCCGTGAGAATAGTTATCGTGTAAGGGTCTTTGACTAAATTGCTTGGTGTCAGGATCAACGTCATAGCGATAATGTCTAAGGCATTGCAAGCCTTCGTGTGTGTTGGTCTTATCAAACCAGCACTTATTAAACATCATTCGAGCAGCGTTAATAGAATCAACGATTGGTGTTCGCTCAATAACTCGAGTGTTATACCCTGAAGCTCTAACGATTTCCTCAATACTTTTACCGTTTGATGCCAAAGTTTTGTTTCCAGCATCGTGGGGTAGCCAAATAGTGTCGTAAACATATCCATAAGACTGCATTTTAGCCAAATAATGCGCTATTGTTTCTTGGTTGTTCTCGTAGTAACGAATGAGACGAGTTTCCATGCCAATAAACTGGACAAACCAAATAGCAGTAGCGTCAGCCCATCCCAAATCAAATACAGCATGAACGGGCTTAATTGGGTCATAAGGAACATTGGTAATCCTTCCGTCAAGTTCTGCCATAGTCATTTCTTTGGCAAAGATAGCACCATCTACTGTCTGACGGCATAAACCTTCCCAGACTGTGTTGTAGGCTTCTCTATCCCTACTAAATAGGGCATCTTTCTCTAATCTGAGTGTATCTGGGAACCAGGGATTGTCTGACCAATTAATTTTTGCAACTTTGCAATTTTGCGGTGGGTTAAGAACAAACCTTTGGTAAGTTTCGTCTGATTCAAGCTCTGGGTTGAACGTAACCCATATTTCTGAGCCTTCTTTACGGATTGTAGGTATGAGAACATTCCAACTAGATTGACTAATCGAGGCGGCTTCCTCACACCAAACAATGTCAACTCCTTCGAATGATTTTATGTTCGCCACGTTGTTTTTAAGCCCAACAAACGCAAACTCCGAGCCATTTTTACCCCTGATTGAGTTTTGCGTAATCTCATAGAATGACTCCAGCTTGAGGGAAATGATTTGATCTGATAAGAGCTTATGGACTGATTGACCTATAGAGTTTTGGAACTCACGAGCGCATAAGACTCTGGTTGGCTTTTTGACACCAAGAACCAATAAAGCCCTCGCAACACCCCAAGACTTAGCCCCACCACGACCCCCATAAAGAACCTTGTAACGCATAGGCTCAAAGAGAAATTGCAGCTTGATAGGGAAGTCAACCGCAGATATTGCCTCCCGCAGTTCTTGGGTGATTTCACTCACTTGGCTTTACAAACCTGACTTCGATAGCTTGCAAAAGGTTATTTCCGTCTGCATCTTCAATGCTGGTAGATTGGTGGGACTTGCCATCGACACGATCCATAATCTCTTTGACAGCCCACGCTTCCCCTTCTTCTGCTGCTTCCACTAGCTTCTCAGCTATCTTGCGTAGCTTTAAAGAATCTTCCTGAACCAAAACCTTTCTAAGCTGAGAGTAAAACAACTTGCCCTTACGAGCGTTGTCATTACCCTTCATCTTTTCACTTCTTGAAATGTCTGATTCAGTAGTCATATTCTTGAATTATAAATACTTTTTGTTGTATTTACACAACGTTGTATTTACGCAACACTTTCAGAAGTACCCAATACTACAGGTGTTGGATCAACAGGTGGATTAGCAGCTTGGATTGCAGCTACTTGAGGAACTGCTTGTCCATGAATCTTTGCAATCAGCCCTGCTACATCAGCATAGGCTTGCTGACTAATGTGTTTTAGGACTGCTTCTACTTCTGCGATTTCTAAGGATAAATTAATCATTTCTTTTTAGCCTTTGCTTTCTTAGCTTCACGCTGAACATTAAGAGCGATGGCAACAGCCTGTTTCTGTGGCTTGCCTGCCTTCATTTCTGTTTCGATGTTTTTTGACACAGCACTCTTTTTTACTGACTTAGTTAATGGCATTGCTTTACTCCTTGTTGTTGCCTTCTTCAAGGCGGGTTTTACTTTAATTTCTGATTTGCGTGGTTCAAAATCTTCTGTTGCGCCTACAGGAAATGGCCACGGAGCGTGTGGATTCTTTGGTGCTGGGCCAATTACCTTGCGTAACCACGCTTTAATCTTGTAAATCATACTTTCCCCTTTAGGTTTAACAATTCCAGTTCTTTAAACTAGCTTTAGCCCGTTCTGCTGGGCCTTTTGCTTTCTTTACTACGCCTTCCATTCTTGCACAAAATGATGCCTTACGACCCTTATCCTTCTCAGTCTTTGGGTTTGGTGCAGGAGCTTTCAGATTGCTACCATTTTTGGCATTGTATTCAGCACGACCTTTTGCAGTCATTCCTGCGCCTTTTTCTGTAGGGTTATAAGTTTTGCCTTTGCCTGTAGTCTTATGCGGAATAGGTTTATCGTGTTTATTAGCCATTATTTCTTCTTCGCAGTCTTAGCAGAGTCAATAAATGCTTGCTTGGTAGGTGCGCCTTTAGCTCCTACTTTACGCATCTTTTCTACAGGCTTACCTTCAGCTTTTTCACGCTTAATGCGCTCTTGTTTAGCGTGGATATTCGCATAAAGACCAGGTTTAGTTGCCATTATTCATTTTCCTGTTCAACCCAACATATATCTTGCCATGAAAGCAACAAACACTTTTCACCATTATGGTCTATCTTGGTAAACTTTAGATATTCCTCTTTGGGATCATCGTTCATTGTGCCAAAACGGACTCTCGCCCCTACTTGAATTGGCATTGCTTCTCTACGATCTGCCGATAGCTTTTTGCCAGGGCCTACCGCTACTACAGTTCCCATGTTCTCAGCTTCTTTGTTATTAACGATTAACACAGAGCTTAAAACACGAACATCTGGGCGGACAATAATCTTGTCCCCCAGAGGTTTAAAAGTTACAATTTCTTCAGCCATTCAATATTACCCTATTGGTTGGTCAAAAAGTCCCTTGCCTTTACCGAGGCTTGGGGCTTTTGCTTACATATCGTCTTGATCGTGTCCGACACGCTTATGGCTGTAGCACTCACGCTCACCCATATTGCCGTCATTCAACTCACCGAGTTTGCCTTCAAAGTTACCAGCGTGGCTGATTGGGCGTGATCCCATAGAATCCATTTTTCCCATGCCGACGCCACCAACTAGTTTAACGCCTTTACGCTCGCCAGAGGCATCAGAAGCATCTGAACCTTTAGGTAGCTTATCGCCAGTTGATAGTGGAATACCTTTGCTGCTGTCCATTTTGCCCATGATTTATCCTTTAAGATGGGGTTAATACACTACGAATAATAATACTATTTTACGATTTTTCAAGCAATTTTACTAGATTTATTGCGCCTTCAATATCGTGGATTCTAGCTACTGTTGAACCTTTCCAATTCATCATAAAAAGCTGTTGGGCTTTAGTATATGGTGCTTTGGCATCTCTCTTAAATTCACAGAGTATCGTCTTGCCATTCTTTCCACACACGACATCGGGAAAACCTGAACCAACCCTAGACGTATCAAAGACTGAACAACCCATATCTCTAAGAGCTTTAACAAGCATCGCATGATTAGAGTCCACTCTTTTAGCATAGGTCATTGAATTGTAATAAATTAAAGGTTAGTATCTAAACACTTTACACCAATAGGGGATGAAATGGCTCAAAAACCATTATCGCATGAAGATATGCAAGAAGCGGTAAATGCTTTTGCTAAGACAGGCAATAAAAGAAAATCAGCCGAACTTCTTAATCTTCCTGAAGGCACTTACAACTCAAGATATAGAGCTGGTGTCAAAGCAGGCATTAAGCCTACAGTTGATGTATTTAACAAAGATTTAAACGAATTAAATGATGCAAAAAACAAAATACGTCAATTAGAGGCTACGATCCACGCCCATGAAGAAAATACATTAACTGCCGAATACATTAAAACAGTTATTCTAAAAATGTCAAAGAAGGTGGTATCTCCTCCTAATTGGCTAATTAAACCCAGTAAAGGCAAAAGAAGTGCAGGCGTTCCTACTCTTTTTGCATCAGATTGGCATTGGGGCGAAGTAGTTGACCCAAATCAAATTAATGGCGTAAATGAATATAACGTAGCGATTGCACAAGATCGTGCAAAAGTCATGATTGAAAAGACCATTGATTTACTTAAAAACCATGTAGCCTTATCTGATTACCCTGGCATTGTGTTTGTGTTGGGTGGAGATATGGTTTCTGGTGACATCCATGAAGAATTGATGGCTACAAACTCTATGGAGATTATGCCTACAGTTATAGACTTATTCGGTGTATTGACTTGGTGTATAGAAACTTTAGCCGATGAGTTTGGAAATGTCTTTGTTCCGTGCGTAAGTGGTAATCATGGGCGCAATACGCACAAAATTAGGGCAAAAGGCAGGAACTTCACATCCTTTGATTGGTTACTCTATCAGTTTCTATCAAAGAGGTTTGAAAATGATTCCCGCATCCAATTTCATATTCCTGACGGCTCAGATGCCTATTATTCAATCTACGGACATAAATATCTACTTACACACGGGGATCAATTTCGTGGGGGTGATGGTGTCATTGGGGCTTTAGGGCCAATCATTCGTGGAGATCATCGTAAGCGTTCCAGAAACGCTCAGATTGATATGGAATACGACACAATGATTCTCGGTCATTGGCATCAGTTAATCCAGCTAGAACGCCTTATCGTGAATGGTAGCCTTAAAGGTTACGATGAATATGCTTACGCAAATAACTTTGGCTTTGAGCCACCACGCCAGGCTTTGTGGATTACCCATCCTGAACATGGTTTAACATTTAGTATGCCTGTTTATGTTGAAAGAAAACAAAAACAGCTTATTAAAGAATGGATTACCTGGAAGTGAAGCTAACACCCGCAATCCTACGCAATCTTTATAGTGCAATGGTATGTTGCGAACCATATTGCAAATGGGATATGCCTTTACCAGAGCAAGTGAAATTTATTGTTGATGCAGACCCTGAAGCTATGGGTACATATTTGCACGATGATGGAGATTGGGAACACATAGTCACAGTATCAGAAGCTCGCTGTGGGCATCTTTATACAGTTATGACAACGCTATGCCATGAGATGATTCACATGAGTAGGGCCAACACAGTTACTCACGCCTGGACTAAGCACGATGCTACCTTTAAGCGCAGAGCCAAAAGAGTTGCTACCGAGCTTGGCTTCGATCCTTTGGAACTCTAACGAATCTTCTGTAATACCAATTCAAGCAATTCTTCTTCTGTAGTAGCGTACTCTCGTTCAAAGCGTTTGCGACCCATTCCGTGAATACTGGTATTTGCGCCTCTATGGTGGTAGGGGCATAATGGAATAACAGGGGCATCACTTCGCTTACCAGCTCGTCTAATGTGATGCAACTCCGCTGGAGTCCCTTCATTGCCTTGTTTGTAGCAGAGGATACAGCCAAATCTCGCCAAGCGATCATAATGCGCTTTCTCGGCTTTAGTGGACACTTTTCGTGCTAGTCCAATCTTCTAACTCTTGCGCTGATTCTGTTATAGAACAAGCAATTACATAAGCATCTGAATATTTACCTTTAAGAACCGCATTGTGATAGTTTTTGATGAAAGAATTAAGTTTAAGAATAATGTCTGCATAATCGTTCATCGTGTGACTCTTTCTATTTGTCTATTGTTTGCTTGTTCTGTGCGCCAAGTTTCCCATCTCATCTTAGCGGCTTCTAACTGCCATTTTAATACTTCTGCTTGTTCGGTGGCTGCTCCAATACCCTTGCATAATTCTTGATACTCAGGGCTAGAATATGCCTCTCGCTCTTGCGCCCCTAGTGATTGTTCACTAGATTGCTTCATCTTAATTGCTTTAAGACTATGCTTATACGCTTCAAGCTCGGCTAACTGGCCCTTTGCTTTTGCATATTTGGGAGCGTTATTATAAATAAACTCTACTGCATCGTTTGGATCGTATTCTTTCATTTTAGGGCCAACCATAATCCAATTTGACTAAACGCATAGCCTAACCAAATAATTGCGTTAGGAAACGCCCCCTTGCGTAACTGCAAAACACCTACCATCAAATATCCAAACCCTGTTGCTGCAATAATGGTTTTTTCCAACATTTGTATTCCCCCCTGTTTCCTAATTCGTATTGCGTTTTAAAGTCTTTAAGTAATGCTTCTGGTAACTGATGTTTTGATAAATATAACCTAAACTTAGCCAGACCCCACTCTGATCGCCACTTACATAGCTGGCGTACCCCACTCTTATGTTTTAACTCCAGCTCTAAGTCGTTCACGATATTGCCCTTCGGTTTCGCCACGTTTAGGCTCTATCCCCAATTCTTTGCCTTTAGCCATAACTCCAGCAAGAGTAGCATCCCATTTTTGCATAGGCTTGTCGGTTGTGTAATTTACTACACTTTTTTGATTTCTGACCCAATTTCTCCAAGTTGCAAACCAATCCAATTTAGCACCTTTTTGACCACCTTGAGCTATCCAATAATCCCTAAATTGATTCCATATCTTATCAGGCTTTAAATCAGGGCGTTCCGTCTTACAGAACATTATCCAATCCTCTGGCAACTGTTCAATCTTTAATCTTTGTGCTTTGGGAGCTTTAGCGACATCAGCTTTTATTGGTTTATGGTTAATGGTTATTGGTTCTTGGTTATTGGTTACGTTGTGATTCGGTTCTGATTTCAGAGCTGATATCTTTTCTGATTTGATTCTGTTTGCATTTCTAGCAGAGTCAGCTTTAGCACGATATTTAGCTATTTCGTCATCACAACGCTTATTTATCCACCCAGAAGGGGTTTGTTCAAAAAACATAAAAAGGACATACTCAACTTCGTTTAAGTATTCTTTCATGCCAATGTGACGGGCTATAAGATCAAATTCTCCCTGAAATGGCTTTTCAGACAAATAATAAAGATCAATCAACCTTCTGTAAGCTAAGTCTTCTATAAGACTTAAATGCCGTGTATGTGATGCGTAATCGCCAATGTGGAAAGGGTAAAAATTCACTTTATTCCTCTGTCAAAGGTAGTCAAAAAGGTGGACATGGCGGGCGGTGACTAATCGCTTTTCGGGGTGCATCCCTAGCCTGTCCATAGAGTTTACTACAACTTATTTCTTTTTTGTTTGTTGTTTTTTTACAACAGTTTTCTTAGGAATGGCGTTTAGAACGCTTGAAACATGAAACATTTCCCCGTTACGCTCCATCATTATAGCCTCTACCAAAGTGCAGGTCATTCCTTGTTGCACGAGAAAGTGTAATCCTTCTTTGTCGTAATGCACATGGACTTCGGCTGACCCGTCTTTATTTTCTTTAATTTTCTTAATTATGATTTCCATTAGTGTTGTCCTGAAAAGGCAGCAGGGCCAAGCGCATGAATAAGTTGTTTGTTGGCTTCTAGCTCACGCCTAGCAAACATAAGCTGTTCACGCAAAGACTTGATTTCCATATCAGCCACTCTAAGCATATCAATCAGCATGGATTCTCTTGTTGGGGTATCTGCGTTAATAAATTCTTTTGCACTAACCATATCTTCAATCAATTTAAGCTCCTTTTAAGCCAATTCTGGCCATATTAAATGCCAAGACTTAGGAAACAAATCCTTGCGTGTAATTAAACCATGCGACTCTTTTTCAAGAGTTGCTCCTAAAAATGCGTATTGAGAACCAGGGATACCATTTTTTTTCCATTGTGATACCGCAGCGTGTGAAATGTTGCATAAAAGCGACACTTTTTTAACGCCCCCCAACAACTCAATAATTTGTGAATCTGTAAAAACTATTCTATTTTTTTGCATTTATGAGTTTCATTACTTTTTCGTAAACTTCTTCACTTACCTCAAGCGGAGGTCTTTTTTTGTGCTTGTAGTTTTTAGCGTGTCTGCCTTTAGCAACCATATCCCTAGCATTATCACCAGGCGTTCCTAAGAATAAATGGTCAGGGTTTACACAAGCAGGCACATCACATCTATGGCAAACATACAAACCTTTGTTAATTGGGCCTTTAAACAACATATAGCTGGCTCTGTGGGCAGAAACATTGTCCCACTTAGTCAAAGAAATCCTACCATAGCCTTGACCATTAACACTACCAACCCATATCCAGCACCCTGAAAAAGGTATTTTTTCCACATTTTGCATGAAATTTTCAGGATTCAGTATCATTGTATAAGTTTACTTACATGGTTTTTTTGTTAGTTTACAAGATTTTACAAATAATGTTTGCATTTTTTTTAAATTTGCTTACAATCTAAGGTATAGCAACTTCGCTATGTCATTTAAGGGGAATTTAAATGGATGAGTTATACCAAGTTATGACTGAAATGGAGCAACGCTTGGAATTAGCGTTAGACAACATGGAATACGGCACAGAATTGTCGCAAGACGATGTGGATGTTATTCGTGCAGCTTGTGGAAAGCCAAACAACAAGCGTAATAATCTATTGCAATCTGTGTTTGAAGATTTTGGTAATGTTTTTGGGGGAAATCATGCAATCTGAATCAATTGCTAATTTAGCAAAAGCCTTGTCTATTGTTCAGGGGAAACTTAGCCATGCAAAAAAAGATTCATCAAATCCGTTTTTCAAATCTAAGTATGCTGATCTTGAGTCTGTGTGGGATGCTTGTCGCAGTCTATTGGCTGAAAACGGCCTTTGCGTTATTCAGATGCCTGGCAATTACTTTGAAGGGCGGATGTGGCTTATAACAAAACTTTGCCACATATCAGGCGAATGGATTGAGCAAGAAATGTCTGTGCCTGTTATGAAACCAGACCCACAAGGTGCTGGCTCTGCATTGACCTATATGCGTAGATATGCGCTTGCTGCTTTTATTGGAGTTGTCCAAGCTGATGATGATGCAAACGCAGCATCTATGCCAAAACAAGTTAAATCAAGTTCATCAATGAAATCTGTAGCAGAAGATATTTTATAAGGGGAAATAGCATGACATATACACCAAAAGAAGGATCAGGAAGTCTTTTCAAGAACGAGCGTAAGGCTTCAGATAACCATCCTGACTTTACTGGAACAATTATGGTCAACGGCAAAGAGCATTACTTGTCTGCCTGGACTAAGACTTCTGCTAAAGGATCAAAGTTTCTTAGCGTATCAATCGGCAAAGAAAAAGCCCCACAAGGGTTTAAACCAGCAGGGTCAGACGAGATGCCAAAAGCTGATCCGTTTATAGATGATGACGTTCCGTTCTAAAGGAGAACACCATGCAGAACCAAATTAAAAGTCTTATTACCGAAAGTTCCAAGTTAAGCTGGCAACCAGTTGGCGTAGATGAAGAACAACAACTCATTAGCTTTAAACCTGAAGATTTGTTGTCTGTTATTAAAGCGGTTCTGCACGTTGCTGCCGATATGTGCGATAACTATTATGATTCAGAGCGTATCATTAACTATGCACAAGGAATTAAATGACTTGCCGAGTATGTAAGTTTTTTGTATTTAACCAAAACGATATGATGGGGGCTTGTAAGCTCAATCCTATCGTGGTTAATAAGTTGCCACAAGATTGGTGCGGTCAAGAAATGCCGACAGAATATGAAGCCGTAGTAGTACCAGCTCATCAAGCTGAGGTATTGACTGAAGTTGTATATGATATAAACACGGATGAAGTAAAACCAAAACGGGGGAGAAGGAAAAATGCAGGAACAAAAGAGTGAGTCAGGTCATTGGTACACCAAAGACGGAGAGCCAGCTTATACCATTGAGCGATCCGATGGCAAAGGGATGCGAAACACCACTTTGCGAGATGCAAAGAAGCTGGGCCTTTTACCGAGCGTTACTACCATTCTCGGTGTGGCGGCAAAGCCAGGACTGCAGAACTGGCTTCAGCAGCAGGCTATCCTTGCAGCCCTAACGCTACCACGCAATGAGGGCGAGTCTGAGGAAGATTACTTAGACCGAGTTCTCAACGACTCTAAGGCTCAAGGTAGAGATGCAGCCGATCGTGGAACGCAGATACACGGGGTGCTAGAAGCCTTTTTTAGCCAAATTTTATTACCAGAAATACCTGACTATTGCCGTAACGCAGAAAACGCCTTAAAAGCCCAATTTGGCAGTCGTTTATGGGTTACTGAAAAGTCTGGTAGCCATGAGCTAGGATTTGCTGGCAAAGTGGACTTACACGCTAAAGGCGATAAAGTTAAGGGCATAGTCCCCGTAGTTGCAGATTTTAAGACAAAAGAAGTCCCTTTGGAAAAGGTCGTTCCATACGAGGATCATATACTACAATTGGCTGCCTAC